GTAGATAACTGTGCACATAATACATTTCTAATAGATCCTTACTTCCGTAAGAAAGATCTCTCTGATTGCAATGGTATATGGAAGCGTTCGTACCTCACACGCCGCGAGGTACTTTCGCTTCTGCCAGAGCAAGAAGACCAAATCATGTCTCTTCCTGCAAAGGATGATAGGGACGGTAAATTTAACTATATGCCTGAAAGTTTCAATGTAGGTCCAAAGGATCTCATGGCATATGACGAGTACTATTACAAAGATTATCGTACGCAGAAGATGCTCATCGATACAGTTACTGGTGAAACAATGGAGTGGCGCGGAGACAAAGACGCGCTTAAGGAATATCTAAGGTTTTACCCTCAGGTCACGGTTACGGAATGTGAGATACCTACGGTTAAATTAGCCGTCGTCGTACAGGGTGCTGTAATGTATGACGGTCCTAACCCAATAGGTACGGATCGTTATCCATTTGTCCCAGTATTCGGATACTATAATCCGCAGATGTCCGATTATTCGTGGAGGATACAGGGAGTTGTACGTGGACTCCGAGACTCCCAGTACCTTTACAATAGAAGAAAAGTTATTGAATTAGACATTCTCGAAAGTCAGATCAACTCCGGGTTTAAATATAAGATTGATGCTCTGGTAAATCCTAAGGATGTATTCCTTTCAGGTCAGGGCAGGGGATTGGCTCTCAAGCAAGACGCGCAAATGACAGACGTAGAACAGATCCTTCCTCCCCAAATACCGCCTTCAATGATTCAGTTGTCTGAAATTCTTGGTCGAGAGATACAAGAGATCTCTGGGGTCAATGAAGAGTTGCTCGGTTCAGCGACTGATGAGAAGGCCGGTATTCTTTCGATGTTGCGTCAAGGTGCAGGCCTGACCACCTTACAGATACTGTTTGACCAGCTTGATAGGTCACAGAAGTTACTTGGCTCTCTCATGTTAGATATAGTTCAATCGAATTTCACTCCTGGTAAGGTGCAGAAGATTATAGAAGAGCAACCAACAGCTCAGTTCTATAACAAAGCGTTTGGCAAGTACGACGCAGCGGTAGAAGAAGGGGTAAATACAACAACTCAGAGACAGATGCAGTTCGCACAACTCATGCATCTTAAAGAGGCTGGATTGCCGATCCCTGACACTGTTATCATCGAAGCAGCTACCATTCAGAACAAGAAAGATCTTATCGAAACAATGCAGAATCAAGCAGATCAGCAGCAACAGATGGAGCAGATGCAACTGCAGGCACAGCTTGCAGAGCATGAAGCAAACATCGGGCTTACTAAGGCACGTACAGTTGCAGATCAAGGTCTTGGTGTTGAGAGGTTTAGCCGTGTAGGTGAGAATGAGGCTCTTGCGGTAGAAAGACGAGCTGAAGCAGAGAAAGATAGAGCTATGGGTACCTTGAACATTGTTAAGGCAATGAAAGAAATCGAAGGTATTGACATTGAGCAGCTCGAGAAGCTTATCATGTTAGCTCGTATGCTAAGCGCGAAGAAAGAGATTGAAGAAAATACAGTAGATAAGAAGCAGATGGGTTCTGTAGCTAGTGCTATGGAACGTGCCCAAAATGCAACACGAACAACCATGAGTGGTTAGAGGTATTATTTATAACCTTGCCGGGTAATTCCGGCAGTTTCCAAAGAAAGGGCTTATTATGGCCAGCAAAAAGAGATACTACGATAAGAAGATGTCCAAGATGGAGGGAGGCATGATCTCCGGAAAGCTTGGAATCGCGCTTATGCCACAAGACGTTGTCATGAAATATTATCCAAAAGATGGCAGCTATCTCCCAGAAAACCTTAACGATGGCATGAGTGGCATCGATAAGCAGATCGGTGGAGATATGAGTGATACAAAGAAGAAGTTATCACCAACAAAATATTAATTTGCTTCATTACTACTCTCTTGGCTGTGGGGGTGCTTATGCACTCCCCGCCCTTAGTTAGGAGGAATTATGCCGGTAAATATAAGAAAAGATGATGCGGCGCGTCGTATAGCGTTGAACATACTAGGAGAGCCTTCTGTAGGCCTTTACGATGCTTTTGGGAACAAGAAAAGGTATGTAAAGAAGAAGGAACTTAAAGATGCCGAAACCCTCTATCAAGAAGAAATCGACCCGGAAAAGATCAAAGGCAAAGCCTTCTGGAGCGGTATCCAAAAAAAAGACAGACGCTGGTAAGAAAAATCAGGTCGAGAAGCCTGTTGAAGAAGTTAAGGTTGCGAAAGAAGTCGAGATTCCGAAGAAGAAAAGCGAGAAACTCGAGCGTAAGCCTGGCTCATCTAATTCTGGTGAGTATACAAATGTATCACCTGCCAATTTCGCAGGACGCTCCGGAGGTGCGTCCCCTTATTCATTTCCGATCAACACTATTAAAAGAGCAAGAAACGCACTCGCAAGGGCGCACTTTGCTCCAAGCCCTGAAGGTATTTGTAGGGAAGTTTATAAAAAGTGGCCTGAGTTGGATCCTAAGTCTAAGAAAAAGAAAGGATAATAATGGCGAAGAAAGCCGGATGCAAGAAGAAGAAAGCGCAGAAAAAAGTCAAAAAGGTAATGGAAGAGTGGAAATCTGGAGAGTTGAACATCGGGAAGAGCGACAAGAAAGTGAAGAGTCGGAAGCAAGCGGTAGCTATCGCTCTTTCGGAGGCTGGGATATCAAAGAAAAAGAAAAGGAAGAAGAAGGGTAAATGAAGAAAAAAAGAAACGTTAATTATCAAAAGAAGGAGGATGAAAAAACTGAACCTGAGGTAAACGTACAAGAACCTAAGGTAGCGGTTAAAGAAGCACCGGAGTCTAAAGAGGAGATACCGATCGTTGACGAGGAGGAAATCAAGCCTCCTGGGAAGATGGAAAGGTTTCTTATGCTTCTAGTAAGAATTCTTAATCCTATCCTCCAGCTATTGGAGCATATGATTGCAAAAAGGAGAGCGAGACGACTAGCAGATAGAATGTCTCGTAAGTAGTAAAAGAGTGGAAGAAGGAGAGTATGGAAGAAGCAACAAAAAGGAAGACAGTAGGAGCAGAAGCTTTAGAGCTTTTGCAGAAAGAGCCGGGAACACACACAGCAGTTGATCAGATGCGTGAACAATTGGATGATTACGAAGCAAACATCCATGAGTGCATCAGAAAGAACAAGCGTAAGTTTCTCGGCGATTTCTATGTTGTGGTCATTACAAAGAAGGAGAAGCTAATGCAGAACGTGTTACGCCACTACTTCTTTGCGCGACAGTCGTGTCCTACTCCAGACTATGATCAAGCAGTTTATAGATACATCAAAGCAGACGATAAGTTAGATTTTTTATGGGTTCTCCCAGCAGCTGATGCAGTGAACTTCATGAAGAACAATCCACACGCAATTAGTCAAGATAAGTACGAGCTACTTGGATATGTATTGCAGTTTGTTGATGGTTCTCTATTAAGACTTGCTAAGAAGCTGAATATGGAGAAAAGGGATTCGAACATAATAGAAAAAAGGTGAGATATGGAAGAAGCAAATAAAGAATTGGAAACAACGCTTCAAACTGAAGCTCCATCTGAACCCGTTCCTGAGAATAATCAGGAGCCCCCTGCTCAGGATTCGGGTTCTTATGATTACAATAAAGAAGCGACTAATCTTATTCGTTTAAGGGAAGCTAAAGAGCGAGCAGAGAGAGAAAAGGAAGAACTTCAGGCACAGCTTGAAGCGTATAGAAATCAAACTAAGCAAGAAGAAGAGACTCCAGAAGAGTTTCTTGATGACACTGAGCGACTTCAGAAAGAGGTTGAGACTGTTAAGAAGCAGCTCGAATCTTATCAAAAGCAACAGGCCATGTCAGCGGATGAGTCGCGACTGAAGTCGGTATACTCAGATTTCGAGCAGGTTGTGAATAACGATACGATTGCTAAGCTCAGAGAAGTAGATCCTGAAACAGCAGAAACGATCGCTACATCACAAGCTTCTCTTTATGCAAGGGGAGCGGCGGCGTATAAACGCATTAAAGAGCTGAATCTAGATGATAGATACGCGAAGGATCGCCAGAAGGCTCAAGAGAATGTGAACAAGCCGCGTCCAATGAACAGTGTCTCTCCTCAGACAGGAGACGGCCCATTATCGATGGCCAACGCGTTTGCCAGTGGATTAACTCCTGAGCTTAAGAAACAGCTTTGGGCAGAAATGCAGGCCGCTTCAAAGAAAATATAGCACTATACTACTACACATCGCCTGGCTTCACGGGCGATGCCCTCGGTGGAACGGACTCTATCTCCTCGCCACCGAGGGGCCTAATTTTTTTTCTAAATATTTGCATCTCAATTTTTAAGAGCGTTATACTAGTTATGCGTAAGAAGGGTCGCGCCTTCAATGAAGGTTATGCCTTCACAATCATATCGACGTAAGGGATTCGTCAACCCATCGACGTAAGGGCCTCGTCACCCCAGACGTAAGAGACTCGTCAACTCACTCGTAGTTGTTTTTCACGCATGGGCGTGAATCATGTTTGTTTGTAATCATTAGGAATAAAACCTATGGCTATAACAACAACGAGCGTGCTGCCTGCACCAGTGCAACAATCATTTTCTATGAAGTTGCTAAGTGTGCCGGTTCCTAATATGATCCACAAAATTCCTGCAGTAATGAAAACCATGCCTGCAAAAGGTGGAACAACCCTTAGGATGCGACGCTATAATCCACTTGATACTGCGATGGTGCCACTTGGTAACACAGGTGTAACACCTCCAGCTCAGCAGCTGACTGCTGTTGATATCGATGCCGAAATCTCTTTTTATGGAACATACATTCAATTGAATGAACAAGTCACACTGCAGAACCAAGACCCTGTCTTGAATGAAGCAGCTAAGAGACTTGGTGTTTCTCTTCGTCAAACCGAAGACCAATTAACAAGAGACATGTTGGCAGCAACCGCTTCTTTCATTAACTGTGGTGGCGGTGTAAATGGCGACAACCCAACAGAACTAACACGTTCTGACGTTGATACCGTAGTTAGAACCCTTCTTTCTGCAGATGCTTATACAATTATGGACAACATCGAAGGTGAAAATAAGTTCGGTACAGCTCCAGTACGTGATGCCTATTTTGCTCTCTGTAACACAGATCTTACAGGTGAATTAGATGCTGTTTCTGGTTTCATTAACAAGAACCAGTACCCAGCACCTATGAACGCTCTTAGATCTGAATGGGGTGCAATCGGTAACCTTAGATTCTTGGTATCTTCCATTGGATCTAAGACAACCGCAGGCTCTGCATTGGGTGCTGACGTCTACAATATTTTCTGTGTTGGTATGGAAGCTTATGCATGTATTGAACAGAATCAATATTCTGCTCAGTTCATCTACAGACCACCTATATATGATGGTCCGTTAGCGCTTAATGCTTCTGTTGGATATAAGTTTGCTGAGGTTCCACGAATCCTTAATGACGAGTGGATCATCAACTTACGCACAACACTATCATAAGGAGTAGATCATGTCAGATAACACAATAATCCAACAAGGTGCGTTCACCTCTGATGGAACAGATAAGATCATTCCTTTAAGATCAAGTGCTGACTGGGTGAAGGTTTATAACCTCACAAACATTGCAGCTTCAACACAGTACGCAGGTTTAACGTGGTGGTGGCAGAAAGAAATGACCTCCGATGACTCTGTAACGGAATACCATGCAGCAGCATCTCAAGCTGTTTCGATGTCAACATCAGTTATTGGTTACAACGGAACAACATATCGAGGGATTTCTCTCATCGATACGTCTAACCTTACCCTTGGTGGTGAAGTT